CTTAACTTGCATCCAAAGTCATCAACCTTATCTGTAGGTTCAACTAATGCTTTCTTTGCTTGTTCAACTATGCTAGGAGCTGATTCAGTTATTCTTTCAGTTGAAGGTTCTCCTAAAACCTTAGGAAATCCTCTTACATTTTTGTATTCTTTTCCATTAGTGTTATTGATACCTATTTCTAGCTCAATACTCTTTCCGAATACTTTGTCCAATGCTTGTTCTTGATCAGCTTCAAAACAACTAATCTCTTGTTTGTCTTCTGTATGGAACACTGGATATTGTTCTCCATTTCTTTTCTTTCTAATCTCTTTTGTTAAGATTTTTGTATTTATTTTTATTCTTTTTTCCATTTTGTTTTCTCCTGTTCCGATAGACTTCTGCTATCCAGAACTAACAATATAGAAAGGAAATTTTATTTCCTTATAGGTTTACCTTGGGAAATAAAATTTTCATTATTATTTGAGTAAGGTTTAGATGGGCTGGCTCAGGTTTACCAGCCTGTAAAGCTTTAGCGAAGCGACCCGTAGGGGAAAGCTTTACCGCGCTGGTCTGCACCGCAGCCTGAGACATTGCGCCATTCTATCTGCCCGGAGGGCATAGCCCCCGCGGCGTTTGAGCGGCTGTATAGAATTATAGAATCAAAGCCCTACTTTAGTTTTTCTTGAAACAAGAGAACCTTTAGCAGGTACTAAATTAGTTGTCCTACCAGTTTGTTTAGTTGTTTCTGCAGTAAGTCCAGAAGTAACTGGATATCTTGTGGCTACTGCTCTAGTTTTTAGTGTTCCAGAGATACTCATTCTAATGTACAAGGTTCACCTTCATCATGTCTACAGATGTGAACCTTCTCTCCTTCTTTTAAATTTTTCTTTAACTCTTCTAAATTATCGTATTCTTTTTCTGTAGAACTGATTACTTCTGAGGTTTTACTATCTGTTTCTTCAGTTCTTATAAAATATTTTACCATTATGCTTCCCTTTCAGCTTTCCAAGTTCTAAATAAGCCATCTCTTCCAGGTATACCCACACAGATAAGTTTATCTGTTGTAGCTGCTAAATTCAAATCATTCATATCTGCTAGAACTTTTTTTGCTCCAGTGTTTGTAAGGTAAGATCCTGTGTTAGTTCCATCATTTCCCCACGTCGAGGAATCAGTGTAATCATCTTCTAATTTCCATCTTCCAACTAAAAATCCTTCATCAGCAGAAGAGGTTTTTCCATTATATACATCATCTATTTGAGCTGCAGTTAATAGAGTTCCTTTATAGATTCTTACATCCCTGATACCTCCTTCGTAAATTCTAGCAGCGACACCATTTCTACCAATGTACAAATTAACTGCATTACTTATAGTTCCCACTGAAGATATATCTGCTGTATTTCCATCTAAACTATTATTTACGTATGTACTAACATTTCCACTTCTATCGAATAAATAAACGATATGATTCCATGTTCCAGTTCTAGCATCACCAGCAGTAAGAAGAGCTACTTCATTTAATGAATCATCTTCTATTTCTACAAAGAATTTTCCATTTCCAGCAACTCCTAATATCATTCCAGGATCTGCAGGTCCACTTCCAGATCTTTTACTTACTACATCATCAGATATAGCTTGATTATTATTGATCCAAAAACTAATACAAAAATCTTCAGTCCCCATATTTAATTGATCATTAGATGTAACTAATATATTATCATCTACTCCATCAAATACAGAACAAATTCTTTCCGACATTGTTCCTTTTGTTGCTGTTAAGTCACCTGCTGCCATCTTTATGCTGCTGCTCTTTCAACTTTGAAAACTAAATATGTATCATCTCTACCTTCAACTGGAACTACGAATAAAAAATCAGTAGTTGCTGCAAGGTTCAATGCGTCAATTGCAGTTTTTACTGCTGTAGCTCCTGTACAATATACTGGAGTACTTGCTGTTAAATCTCCTGCTGCCATTATGAGTACCCCACTACACCTGCTTGTTGTAATGCATCAATACAAGCATTAGGAGCTGCTTTTTGATCTGAAGCTGATGTGTCAGTTGAATCGGTAATCACCGCATGAACAGGTTCATCCCTTTGATTTCTTGCCATTAGATTTCACCTCTTTAGTTTTTGGTTTAGGTTTTGGTTGAACATCGTCAACCAATTTAAAACCTTCTATCTTTTTTCCAGAGTACTTCTTAGTATGTTTTTCTAATTTTCTTTTAGCTCGCTCCAAATAAAAAGAAGATTTCGGGAGATCTTGATAATCCCCCGGAGCATTGAAGTACGCTGCCCATTTCAAACAAGTTTCTACTGTCATAGTTATACCACCGTATCAGTAATTTTGTAGACTGCATTTGGATTTGGTCTGATAGCTTCTCCTTCTATCCAACATCTGAATTTTTTACCAATTCCAGGGTCATCAATTACTGCTGAACCTAAAGGCATAAATTCTTTCCATGTAACTGCTTTGTCAGGTATAAAACATACACATTGGTCTGTAGTTGCGTTTTCTGAAACTACAATATCCCAACCAACTAGCTCCATTAGTTTTCCAGATTTAACTTTCTCACTTGAGAATCCTGGGAAACTTGATCCTTTTACAGAGATCACATAGTTTACTAGATTTTTGTACTCGATTGAGTTCATGTATGCTACTTTTCTATCTGTTTCATAACTGTATGCCCTTATTGCTTGTTCTGCAGTAGTAAGATCTTTAATTGGATCTCCAGTCGCTGTGTCATCCCATCCGTCTGCTGTTGCAGCACCGGTTTGACATCCGCTTGCTTCCATTACTGCGTAGATTCTTGCATCTACTTGGTAATTAACTGCTCGAACTAAGTCTCTTAAAATGTCAGCCCACACATCTGGGTCAGAATCTTTAAGGTCTTCTTCCATAATTAATGGAGATTCAACCATGTATTTCTTTACGTAAGATGTGTTTCTTGTGTAACTTGGTTCTGCTACTACTGGCAATGCTTTGGTTGCTGTGTTAGCAATTCCAGATGTTGTTATTGCAGTTGTAGTTGGACCTGTTAAGAATCCTGCTGTCTTTTGATACCATCTAATTTCTCTTGCAGAGGTTTTTGATACTCTACAATATTTTTTTAGAATCATACCTTCTTCTGCGAAACCTTCAACTAACTTATGAATAAAAATACCTCTGATGTCCGCTTGACCTGCTGTATCTGCCATTTTTATCCTCCTATGCTAGGTTAACTGAGAACGGACTTAGTAAGAATAAGAACGTTTGTCTATCAGTTGCTGTTTCTAAGGCTCTACCAACAAGATGTTCTGAATTTACATCAGCATTTACTAACTCATTAGCTGTACCTGTTCCAGTATCTGAGATTAATGCTTGTCCTGCTGTTGTTCCTGCTGCACCGGCTACACCTTTGAAGATGCCTCTCAAGTATACTGCTATTTTTGTCTTGCCATCAGAAGCTATTTTCTCTTCTGCTGCAATTCCGATAATAGCATCAGTGTCCCCTGTGGTTGTAGCCACAGTCATAGGGTCAGAAAGAGTTAATAATGCTCCTTTTTCAATACCTGTGCCGTCTGCACAAGTGAACGAGACTGGCGGTTCAAGTTCTACGTATAAGGTTGTTTCATCTGCCATGAAATATAAGAAGTAAAAGAAATATTTAAAAGTATCTTTTTAGCTGGCTTTTTCTTTTTTATCTTTTTTAGGTTTTTTTACCTTAGTTTCAAGATATTTTATAGTATTTTGAGTCAAATCAATCATCCTATAATATTGCTTAATTTGCTCTTTAGAAGCCTTAATGGTATCTATTGCCCATGCTTCTTCTTCACTTTCAGCCCATTTCATGCCAATTTTTTTGTCTTCTATCATTTGTTGAAGTCTCCTCTCATTACTCTTTCTGCATATTCTTTAGGAGTTTCTTCTTTTGGCTTTGGGGGAACAGACCCTGCTTCAGCTCTTCCAGCTAAGATAGCTTTTGCTTTGGATTCTTCTAAAAGTTTTCTTTCTTCTCTCATAAGTTCAGTTGCTTTTTTAGTTTCTTCCAGGACTTTTTTAGCTTCATCAATAGGGTTTTGTTTTTCTTCTTGTGTCTCTTGAACTTTATTTGTTTGTTCTTTTTTTTCATCTTGATTTCCTTCGTTCATTTTATTTACCTCTTCTTAAATATTTTTGGAGTTGGCAAAATCACTCCCGCTATACCTGCTAATGCCATCATTATTACTGTAAAACCTACCGAGTTATGTCCCATCAATAAGTAAATAGACCCTACAATTGTTATTCCTGCTGCAGCCACAATGGCACATAATGTTTCATCTTTCATTATAATAAACCACCTAATCTTAAATTACTTGAATATCCTTCTTTAGCTAATTGTTCTTGTTCTTCTCTTACTTGTTCCCAATATAATCTTTCTTCTTCTGCAAGTCTAGCTTGTTCAGCATCCCTTGCAGCCCAATATTCTCTTTCTTCAGCTGCTAACCTTTCTTGATTTTCTGCATATTCTGCCCAGTATTGCTGGTTTTCTGCATCTCTCATTTGATCTAATAATCTTTGTCTATCTGCAGATTCTTCATAAGCCAATCTTTCTGCTTCATCAGCTTCAGCTTGTCTTTCAAGAGCTAATTGTTGATCCAATAAGAATGAGCCCATAGTAACTATGTTTCCATCTTCATCATATTCGATTGTAGGTCCTTCATTATCTTCTGGTAATGCATTTACTTGATCTCTGTATCTAGCTATTGCATCTAATTGAGTGTCAACTTGTTGTTGATAATATTTTCCTACAAACCACATATAAGGATTGTATGTTGCTGATGTTTCGATGGTATCTTTTAACCCTTCAACTACATCATATTGTTCATTGATTATTGTTAGAGCATCTGCTTTACTCATTGTTCCATATTGCGCATCACTTGCACTATCTCTTGCAGCCATTGAAGATGTAGTCATAATGTTATCTGCAACTAACCAATTCTTTTGAGCGTCTGCTTCTGCAAACTTCCCACCAATAAATAAACCAGTAGCTGCACCAGCTAACGCTTTCCAACCATGTTTTTTCCAATTGAATTCTTTTGCTGCATCTCTTGCTCCTCTATTTATTACTTTTTTTTCTACATCACTAATTGCTTTTTTTGCATCAAGACCAAACTTCTGTGCGTATTTTACTGCTTTATCTAATTGTCTTTGTTTCAATATTTTTGAAGTTAATTTAACAATTTCATCTCCTTGTTTAATTGTAGTAGATGCTATTTTTTCTCCAGCTTCAGTCGCTACTTTTGCACCTGCTTTTCCAAGTTTCCCTACAACACCCGCTCCACCCATTGTCGCAACATCTAATCCAAATCCTGCTTCACTCTGAGGTCCGCCAGATGTACCTAAGAAATCTTTTATTTGTTTTATTCCTGGAATATTTCCAGTATCAATATAACCTTGACCAAATACTTTATTATTATCTTGTTGAACAGGAGTATAATTTTGCTCTGGTTGTTGTACAGGACCATATAACCCAGCAGTTTGTGTGCTTAAAAGACTAGGGTCTGTAGTTTGTGTTGGTGATGCTGATGTTGGCATCGGACTTTGCATCATAGACATATTTGGGCTAGTCGGAGAAGATTGCACATTACCGGAAGGGGTGGGAGGGACATAAGAATTTGGACTAGTACTAAACTCAGTTCTACCACTCTCCCTAGTCCTAGTTAACGCTTCATCCGCATATCTAGCTCTTAAACTTTCTGATGGATTTTTAAAAGTATAAACTTTTCCACCTCTCCTAATACTAAGGTCTGCTGCTATTTGGACCAACTCCTACATTAGTTATACTTGTATCTTCAGGAGTAGTTGCTTGCATACTCTCTGATTTATTTTTATCTGAAATTAAATCATTTTGAAGTGTAGCTGGGAACTCTAATTGAATATCCATTCCTAATTGCATATTACACTGCTCCATAAGGTACATTTGCTCTTCAGATACAGTTTGTTCAAAAGCATAATATACAATCTTTGCTGTTGCTTCAGTCATTTCATTAGACCCACCTACAATTACCTTGGGTAC